TACCATACAAATCTGTGTTTGGATCTGATGATGTATTACTACCACCATCTTGTGGATTCAAACCAGAGGCGGTGGGATCTGCTCCCTGTGTCACTGATTGAGGAGCTTGTTGTGATATATTTGATGCTGATTGATACCCAGTCAATCTTTTTAAGGTTTGGAATGAGGATTTATCTGCATCTGTTACCTGATTATTTCGAGCCAGGGAAAAGGTATCTATCTTAATATTTGAGTTAAAGGTTTTTGTATTATTAGCAACCGGTGCATTCAAAGAGGAATTGATGATCCTGTCATAGTAATCATCATTGTTGATTATAGTTTTATTATTTGTCGCATCATATGTGTAGATTGTAATGTCTGTCCCTGCAGTGGTTCCTTGTAGACCAAGTTGTTTTGTACCAGTTGCAAATACAACGTAACTACCAGTATCGATATTAGTTTCTATTCTTAAATTCTGTTTAACTGGATCGGGATTGCCCGGACGCCTCAAGGCATTACCTAGTAGATCAGAACCAACAGGCAGAGTAGTATCCTTA